CTGATCCAGTTGTCGTGTGCCATGGCTGTTGAGCTCATGACCAATAATCCAAATAATACTTTATACATTTTGTTTTCCTTTTTGTAATCTATTTATTATAACACTAGGGCTGGTAGTTGTCAAGCCACCTTTTGAAATCTCCATATAAGGTAGCTACCAAGGCTTCCGAACTGCCAAACAAGATGACCTTTCTTGGAACGCCCTGTCTTGCCCAGATATAGTAGGGCATTTGTAATTTTTGATCCATTTCTAAAATCATGGCACCATTCAACACATAGGGATCGTCAAGATCAAAACTGTATTGGGCAAGATCAAGGTCTTTGCCGAAGACCGCGTATCCGGTACTGGTCAATCGCATACCACCCTTGGGTCTTGTGTTGTGCCACCAAGTACTCATGGCCACTTTTTCAGTTATGCCAAGCTCAGGATCAAGTTGCTTTACTAGATCGTGTGTGAGTTGTTTCTTTTGATTGCGCACACTAGGGAAAAATCCTATTGCCTTGCGTGAGTACCACTACCGAAAACTTGTCAGTCTTGAACTGTGTGTTCAACTTGCGGGCCAGGTTGATGGCATGACCGGGATTACTGAAACTGACCTTTTTGTATTTTGGTCCTGGATACTGGACCAATAGGTTTGATGTTTTGAGATTGATCGGCTTGCTGTCATAAAACACTGCCCACACTCCTTCGCTACCCAACACCTGTTCAGTCTTGTAGGTAGTACGATTTGTGATCTCTGCGAGCACAGTTGGCTTAGGGCGACTCATGGTTTAGTATTTATGACCGTAATATACCAATATTAAAAACTACCACCATCCATTTTAATGGTGATTGTTTCTTCGCTATTGGCATTTACAACGTCTCGACGCACTGTTTCCAGGTCCAATAACAAGCGTGTAATGTCCGCTAATAGGTCTTTGGCTTCGGTCATGGTCATGACCAAGTCGCGACCACCTCTGGCATCTTGTCCTTGAACCCGATTGATAAAACGGTTTATGTGTAGGCTCACCGATGAACCTCGTTCAAATACGGATCCAAATTGGGTGCAGTCCAACCCGCAGGCTTGAGTACTTTGCCATCCTCTCGTTTGAGAACTGTTCCAGATTCTGGATCAATTTTGTCAAGGTTACTACGCATGACTTCGTTCCAGGCACCTTCAGGATCGGCACCCATACTATGTATAGCACCAATGGTGACAACAAGTATGTCGATCAAGGCATCAAGGTCTGAGACCGGATGCTGACTGTCTTCTAGTTCTTGTACTTCTTCCTTGATTAAATTGAGATATAGCGCATATTGATCGCGATTCTCAACGCCTACAGTTTGATCGCAGGCTCGCATGAAACTGGCTTGATCTTGAAACGGATTAGTCATTTGTTATCTCCTGTGAATTATAAAATGGCCCATGATACGGGTAACGCTGTAATACTATGAGTTTGGGATCTTGTACAGTCTTCCACTTGCGACCCTTTTTGACTGAATACCATCCGGCCGCAAACCAACTGCGACTCTTGGCACCTTTGGTATACAAAGGCAACGCATGTGGTACGTCCCAGACTGGATTGTGTACTCGCCCTACTGTGGGATAACCATGCACTGAATTTATAGTTGACCTGGGGCGACTTCTGATCATGGGCGGTTCAAAACGCACACCAGTGCGTTGTTCTACCATGCGTATGGTTTTGTATTGTGTGATCTGATTGTTTATTTTTACTTGGTATCCGCCAGCACAGGCTTCCACATTACCAATCTTTTCTTCATCTCGTTGTAATATCCAAAACTGCTGATCAATTACGGGTTTAGCTACGATCATGTTGTCTCCTTGATCTACATCGTTCTTGTACTGAGGGAGGAACATCTGGATGCCATCCACCAATCAATATTCCGCAATCATATTGCGCCACCGGATCCTCGGGCCAATTGCGTATTAAAAATACTACCAAACATATTAGGCCTATGATTGATAGTGCCTGCCATAATCTATGCATTTAACAATCCTGAATAGGTTTGATTCATCCAACGACCGAAGTGTTCGGCGCTTTCACTGCACTTGTTCAATTCGTATTTGCCACAGAACTGCATGAATCTCACTCCCACTTGCCCCACATCCTTGTGACTGATCTGGTCACGGATGGCAGAGTCTACAGTGAGTTTGATATCTTCAGGTTGTGCTGTCAAGTCAATTAGAGTTCTGTTACGTTCATAATCATCCAGCACTCTATGTTCGACACCATCTGGGTCAGTCCATCTTTGCAACATCATGTTGTTCCAGTTGTAACCTTTCTTGTCTTTGTCTGAGTATGCTTCCAGGAGCCCGACCTTGTTCTTGGTGCCTTTTGTCCTGACACCCGGAAAGGCGCTAAACACATTGTCGCTACTATCGCCCCGCATGCATTTTTCAAACAGAAGCCACGCTGGATCAGGGATTGTTTTAGCTTGTTTTGTTTTCTTATCAATAACCGGCTTACCTTTGGCATCAAATATTCCTTGTATGGTCAATAGCTCATCTGTAATGCCATTGTATTGTGTGACATTGTCAGCTAATAATTGTACAAAATCAGTGTCACTGCTAATAACTATGTGTTCGTCTTGGGGGTGTAGGGCAATCCATCTTGCTATAATGTCGTCGGCTTCCGCTGTTGGGCACCTTACAACACTACAGTTGGTTCTTTCAGACAGATATTTAGTTAGGTTATCATAGGTTTCCCAGAACATGGCATCTTCTTCGGCTTCTTTTTCTGTGAGTGCGGCACGGGCCACAGCACGATTGGCCTTGTAAGGTTTATAGTGATCCTTGCGCCAGCTACGCCCTTCTAGGGCAAATACCACATGATCTGCTTCAAATCTACGAGCCACTTTGTTAGCAGCCATCAAGGTTATGTGTAGGGCGAATCCAATTTTTTCCCAAGTATCACTTGCTCTGAAAGCACCATGTCTTGCTCTAAAGAACATGTTTGCTGTATCTATTAGTATGTATTTCATCTTTGTATTTTATTAGTTGATTATCGTTAATGTATTGTAACAGATATTTGGCCCAAAAGCAATGGGCATCTGCTCTAAAGTGATAATTTCCTGGGGGTGCTGTCTTGAATCCGTTGCTTATAAGCACTTTATTATAGGTTTGGGCAACGTCGTACGGACCAATGTATCTTGTGCCCCAATTTTTTTGCTCCTTGATTATAGGAACTATTAAATTGTTTTCTTGACAAGGACCACCAAAATGACTGTTGCCATTGAAAAACACATGCGGTATTTTTAACTCATCAAGATAGCAATGAAACTGCCAGATATCCAGGTGAGCTTGTTTTGTGTATCGTGGCCAATCAATATCTATTATATACTGTCGATATTTTTCTTGTAATTCAAATGGCACCATATCTCTGCCTGATGCATTAACTTGCCACCAGTTGCCCTGATAAAACCACTCTTCTCTTTCCCATGTTGACCATTGTATCAACATAAAGGTATCAGATAGTTTGTCAGGATTTTGCTTGATCCAGTCTTGGGTGGTTCTAATTATTCTGGAGTTAGATCCGCCAGCTTGTGCATCACACACTAGTTCAGTGTTTAACAATTTGGCTAGTTCATAGCCAAAGCTCGCACGTAAATTATCCGGGTGTGGCCGGCGACCCATGCCCCAATATTTGCCATCATCTTCGGCAAAGCCACAGGGGTTAACAGCGTCAGCACCTGCTGCATGACTGTCACCATTCACATACAAGATCACGATACTTCAGACCTACCGTCACCAATGTCTTTGCTGCGGATGATCCTGTTACCGTTCATGGCTTGATCCTGTTCCCAAGTTTCAAGCACTACATTACGGCACACATTTTGAAACCAACGATCCACAATGTCAGCATCGCTGTCGTCTTTTTTCATCATGTAGCCGTGCCTGACCAAGTCAGCAATCATCTTTTCATTCCAGTCAAATTCAAAAGCACCAGCGTGTATGTTGTTGGGATCTATTTCCATTGAAACAACATTGAAGTATGGCTCACCTCGTTCGGTGGCCAATTCTTTGGCAGTCTTTTCTGGCACCTTGGGAGCTCGGGGCTTGGGTGTTTCTGTTACCTTGACTATGGTTGGCTTCTTGCGAAAGCGATCAAAAAATCCCATTTGATTCCCTTTTTAACATTAACATCAATCCTTCATCTTTGTGATACCAGCGTTCTTGAAACATCACGGCTGTTAGAAAAACATTTGACTGTAGCACATCTAATCTTTTTGGGTATTTGTAGGATCCAGCAAGTTTTAGATCATTTTCTTCAATATATCCACGTACCGCGACAGTACCAAATAACCATCGTCCTGTTGCATAACATTTTCTGGGCCACCAACATCGACGGTATTCAAACACAGCTTGGTTTGCAAAGCTGTCGTATACATCATTGCTCATGGCCCGCTTGCCGTAGTAGCCCAT